GCATTTGTTGACATACGAACGCCTTCAACCAATGGAGCTGCGAAGCCAAGGTTGTTGTAACGCATAAAGTTGATCTGGAGACCTGGTGCGACGCCTAGTTCTGTCTTCTTAACAGCGAACTGTTCGAAGCGAAGGATAGGCATTGACTGGAAAAGAATTTCCTTTGACCAGATGGTCTGAATTGCTTGTGTAAGCTGGCTGTTAGAACCAGAATACGCTGTAGGTGCTGCGGCTAGATTGCCGGTACCTGTTACGGCTGATGCCATGTCGGTGTTACTCCTTATTCATATATGTTAGGTTGGTTTTAAAAGGTAATTGCTTACCCGAAGATTCCCTTATTTTGATTGTTTGCTCCTGGGAACAAACGATCTCTGTATTTTGCGTACTCGGTAACCGACATTGCGGCAATCTGATCCGCTGTAAACTGTTGTTGACCCGAATTGTTTTCCATGGTTGGAGGCAAAGTAGTACTTGTGCCTTTCATGTCACGACGAGCTGACTGCATAGCCTGCTGCGCCGATTCCAGAATCTTAGACGAACGTTCTCTAAGTCCGGTAATACTCTGTTCGATCTCGTCTGCACTATTTCCTGAGATTAGATCTACAAGCTCAGGCATGATATTGTCTTGCTCTTCAGCAAGGCGACGATTGCGGTAAGCGGTGAGTTCTGCATATTGACGTTCACGCTCAAGAAGCGCATCCTTACGAGCATTCTCTTGTCGGATCTCTTCGAGCTGTGTCTTCCACTCTTGTTCTTTTTGTTCAAGAAGTGAACGAACGTCCATCTCAGCTTCAGCCTTCTTACGTGCTTCTTCTGCTTTCTCTGCCGCAATGCGGTTAGCTTCTGCAAGCTGCGCTTCACGGTCCTTCTTAAGTAGATTGATCTCTTCCTTTAGGGAATCAATCTGAGGGTAGAGCTTCGACTTCTCTTGCTCACGGACTCGTTGTAGATCTACTTCTGTGTAACCAGGCTTTGAATCAACTACTGGATTTGATTCGGCCACTGTCTTTGTTGTTTGAGCTGGAGCTACTTCTGAAGCAAAAGCTTCTTGAGCTGCTGCATTCTCAACAACAGGTGATGTTGTTTCTGACATGCTTGTTCCTTTAGGTTAAGAGGTCGTTGTCCGATTTAGTGCCACGATGACCTTAGGGTTAGTTTGGTATATAGCCTGACAAATTATTAGCGATTTGTCTGGTTAAAGCTACTTGTTTTCTTCAGAGTTAGGAGTATCAACTTGTGTGTTAGCAGTCTGCGCTGGTGTGCGGACTCCATAAGCTTCTACTACCATTTCTTGCTGAAGTTCTGTGATTGTTTGCTCCTCGAATGGAGTGATGACACCAGGCTGTCCCATTGGTCCAGGGCCTGTTCCATCTCCAGGTTGTGCTCCAGGAGGCATTGTTCCATCAGGCATCATACCAGTAAGTGAGGTGATAGCTGCATTTATCTGTTGCTTGATGAGGGCAAGAGCTCCGTCTGACTTAGCATCAGCAATAAGCTCTGCACGAATTTCTTCGAGCTTCTCATTAGGGAACTCTTCGCCAAGCTGACGTAGAGCGCCTTCACGGCTCTCAAGGTTAAGGTTCATCTTCTGCTGGATTTCATTGAGAACAATGAGCTTATCCAATGGAAGAGGTTGTGGGAAGTGAACGATAGACTCGTAAGTAATAGGATCAGCAAGATCAAGCTGTGTAAGCTGGCCTGGCTTGATTGGGCCGTTAACTGCTGGGTTATAAATAAATACTTCTGGCTCCTTGAACGCAAGAGTCAAGAGCACAAGCTCATTGATACGGCGTAGGCCTTCTTGATACTGTACAAGCTTTTGGTTGTAGCGGTTCATCAATGGCTGATACTGGATAGCCAAAGCAACGCCGGAAGTATTAGAGATAGGCTGGACTTGTCCAAGAGCTGTCTCTGGAACACCAACCATCTCGTGCATAGATGTCTTGACTACCTTAAGGTACTCTAGGGCGCCTTGTAAGCCCTGTCCGCCACCTTCTAGGTTAAATACCTGTGCTTCCTTTGGAAGACCCGCCCAGACCTTCTTAGGGCCCTTTTCTAGGGCATTAGCCTTGGCACCTGTGATAACTGTAACCGGAGCAGCGTGGTAGTTGATGATATCTGCGATATCGGTAGCTACTTCGTTGTAGTTGCGGTTAAGCGTAATAACATCGTGGCAATCGCTGAGGCCCCAAGGAGAACCGGAAACACGAACATTAGGAATATGAATGACAGGGACAACGCCAACAGGGTTCGGACGTGAGTCAATAAGCTCATCATTGATGTATTCCTCGATGCGGTCATCTGTCAAGATTTCTGTATATGTGTAGACCTGGCGTGTGCCTTCTACAGATGTGCCCCAGAAGCGGTACTTAAGCTTAAAGCGGATCAAACGTGAGCGATCATGTGGGTGGAACTCTGGGAAACAAAATGAGGCGTTAAGAGGCAAGATACGTACTCGGCCCGGATGAGGACGGCCAGTAGAGTCTGCGTATCCTTCTTCATAAGCTACCTTGACGAAACAATCGCCAGATACTCCGCCTTGCTGCCCCATCTCCCATAGAATGCCATGCTTATCGTTATCAATCTCCCACACACGCTTTAACACATCTGGAACGATAGCTTCTGTCTGCACTGGGCTACGGAAGGTAACACCACGACTAAATGTAAAGTTAATAATAAAATCTGTAAAGGCACGATAGTAGTTATATACCATCTGTGATTCGCCAATTTCACGGCGATAAGACCAGTGATGTCCTAGGTACATAGCCCAGTTAAGTGAGTAACGGTTTAGACGTGGACCGTGTACTTCAAACTCTTCATCAGCAAGCTCCACCAAACCAAGTGGTGAGATAGAGATGGTTAAGTCAGACGACGCCGCCCTATAACTGGGAGGTGAGAAATCCATACCACCGCTCATTGATTACATCCTGACTTCATAGTTGCCCCCAACTTAAACGACAAAACCTGATTGCTTCTTTTTCTTTTTATCTGCTGCTTCTTTACGCTTCTGCTTATCAATAGCTTCTTGCTTAAAGTCACGCAACTTTGGATCTACTTGCTTGATGGAATCTACGAATCCACCACCTTCTCTTGCATACTCTTGTCCAAACCATTTAGCTGCTGGAAAACTTAATCCACCTGGCTTGTGCGAAGGAAACTTTGCCTTGGCCTGTTGTAACAACATGTTATAAAGTTTTGGGTTGTTAGGCTGTGCCATCTGTCTCCTCCATAAAAGTCTCCAGCTCCGGAGAAAGGGTACAGAGCTGGAGACCTGTATAGTCTATCGTACTTTTTAGTCTAGGACCGAAGCTGGGTTAGCACGTTCCTGGCGTGAGCCATTGCGTACAACCTCTTCGATAACAACCTGGGAGTGATCTCCGAAGTTGCCCTGAGCAAACTCACCAAGGAAGGTTGGTGCTTCTACCCATGCTGCAGAACCAACGTGAGCACGCTCACGCATAGTCTCTTCAGCGTACTTTTCAAATACGTTGATATTGTGGTTAGGACGACCTTCTGGTGTGTCATAACCTTGATCCAAACCAAGTTGGAAATCATTTGGGACGTCAGTGTCTGTTGCAATACCCTCTTCGAAACGAAGTGGACCACGAAGGCCAGGTGTTGCAGGAGACATCTTACGCTCGTATGAGGTGCCTGGACGCTCAGCAAACTGAGGCGTTGGGGCGATGTTTTCTACTGCCATTGTTATTCTCCTATAGGATTGGGATTGAGGGTCCTCGGCATAATTCTCTATCTGATTTACCCTTTAGTCAGCCTAAAGGTGTACTTTTTAGAAGAAGGGGTTTGCCGAAACTTCAATTGTAGGCATTACAAGTTCCTGTGTTAAGGAACAAGCCAGTGCCAATGAATCTACGAAGTCATCATGGGCATGGGCTTCATCTGGAGCTGCAACCATAAAATTAGGACCCTTGTACTGCACTTCGGCATCCGTCATCTGCTGGTAGAACTTTTTCCAAATACGTAGGCGACGAGTCTTAGCGTGGGCAGGCCACGAGACCATCTGACGCTGAATCAAAGCTTGAAGGTGCTTCCAACGCTTTGACTGCTCTGTTGGGCTAGATGTAACCGGAATAACTTCAGCACGTGGCATAAGGATCTTTAAACGTCCAGCCACTGCATCACCTACACCATTGGCGTCAATTCCTATTGCAAGCACATCGTATGCTCCCAGGAACTGTTGTATCTGGAAATACTGTTCTTCCCAGTCATCGCCTTGCATCTCTAACCAATTCAACACTCTATGATCATAGTAACCATATTCATCAGGGCGATCCCAGTCTACCCAGACAACTGTTACAACAGTTGAGTCCATCTTTCGTGCCGGGTCAATTCCCACGACCACTGGCGAACGGTGCCATGACTTAACAATTTCTTGTGAGGTATCTCCGAGGTCATCCATGATGGATGATGTGACGAACATACCTCTCTCCAACAACCATTTGCAGTTGTACGATAGCTGGAACTCATCAGAGTCCTCGTTGATGCGAAGCATTTCTTTCTTAATAAACTTCTCATAGTTTGGGTTAACCTTTGATACATCTTTCCAGTCCCACTGGAAATGGTTCTGCTTAGCATTGCGACCAGTCTGGCGTCGCTTATTAAACTGGATTGCCTTATAGAAGTTGTTCTTGTGAGTTGTAGGGGTTCCAGTCTTAACCATGGTAGCGTTATAGTACGCACCCATAGGAGCAATAGACTTAGCCACTACAAAGTCGTCAGCTTCTTGACACTCATCAATAATAATAAGATGGAACGACTTAGATTCGATCTTAGCTCGTGGGTTAGCTGTCATCATCATTAGAGATGAGCCAGAGTTCTTAAGCTTGATATTACGCACAACTCCAGGTGTCTTAGCAACGATATCGTCAATCTCTGGGTCACCAAGGACTTCTAGAGCTTGTTCGCTAGTTAGGCGGGATACTGTACGGCCGTATAGGGTTTCTACCTGTGATTGAACCGGTGCGAACATTCCCACCATAATTCCATCACCAAACTTACCAAGCAGCTCAGGATACATGCGGGCTAGGCGTGGGAGGATAACCATTAGGGTAGAGACTGTATTAGCGATAGTCTCTGACTTACCGCTCTGACGAGCTGCAAGAGCTGTGATCTCTTCACCGTCGTTAATAATTACTGACTCGATAAGGCGACGTGCCAAAGGTTCCTGGTATGCGTGAAGCTCATGGCCAACTAGCAACTTCATGAAGTCCATGATCTTATCTATAAGAAGTTTTACAAATTCCCTGGATAGCTCATCTAACTCCTCTTCAGGAGCATCTTCAACGAGTACGTTGCCTTCATCATCAAAATCTTCCGGCTCTAACTCATCAAACTCAAGATCACTCATGAAGGGTTTCTTTCAGATAGCTCATTAATGATTGCGAATAATGATTCCGCCCCTAGACGTGCTTCACCTAGACTAGCTGGGTGCTGTGACTTCTGCCAGGCAGAAAGACTACGACCAGTAGAGTAAATGATCTGGTCTGTCCACATAAGCAGTTCTGATGTAGGAAGTGTCTTAACACGCTTCTGTACACGTGTAAGTTCCTTAACAGTCTTGCTCTTCTTCTTAAACATCTGCATCGTCAATTCCTCTAATTAGATCCCAGTCAACTTCGTCCTGTGTCATAGCCCGACCAACAATTGCGTTTGTTAGAGCCTGACTTTCTGTATGCGCCGTAATCCATTTACCAACTACAAGGGATAGCCGTGTAAACGGTATCCTTAAACATATTCCCTTACCAAAGCGGTAGGGCTCTTCAATTTCCTGTGTCTCTGCCCGTTCAGCTACTACTGGTGGTTTTATCGGGTACACCATAGTGTGCCAGTAAAACTTACCGACATCATGCGTCTTCGCCATCTTCATCGCCCTCTTCTTCGCACCAGTGGTCTGGTACTTCATGCTCTAATACTATCACGTGACATTCCTTACACCTAAATAGCTTAGGCGAAGTAAAGTTGTTCTGTGCGGTAGCTCCACGAGGATGTTCCTCATCAAACGGTGTGTAATCCGTCACAACAGGTTGCTGTATGTAAATCTCTGGTGGGAATGGCCCTTTAGGAGCATGTGAGCTAGAAGGCACCGCATGCCCCTGCTTAGTAATAATTCTTTGCGTGATACGCATTATTTTGCCCCTTTTTTACGTTAAGTGATATATCTTACATCATATTTGGCTTTCACTGTTGCATCAACCCTGTATTTACTGATAGGATTGATATAGGAGCAGGAAACTGTTCCAACACTAACAACGAAACAACAGAGTTGCAACTAGCTTGGCAGACAGACGCCGAGCTATTTTTTATCTAGTGACAGTAGATAAAAGATCCGGGTTGGCTCTCTAGCCTAGGAGATAGTGTGAAGTTTAATGGAAAAAGAAAGCTACTAGTAATAGCGTGTGCTTTTATGCTCACGATATCAAATTCGTTTATGACAACAGCTCAAGCTGTTAAGGCCAAGGTAGTCCCCACGAGCGTAGACTCCGTCCTCAAGTATTCTCATATGCATAAACTAACTCAAATCCAAGTGTATGACCTACTACGCCTAACCGGCTTTAAAGGTCATGCCCTTAAGGTTGCTTGGGCAGTAGCGATGAAAGAATCACATGGAAACCCTCTTGCCCATAACTATAATCCTCGTACTGGGGATAATTCTTATGGCATGTTCCAGATTAACCTATATGGGTCTTTAAAGGCCCGCATAGGGCAGTATGGGCTCTCTAGAGCCGCTGACCTATACAATCCCGTCACTAACGCCAAGATCGCCTTCCAGATGACCTCTGAAGGCCGTAATTGGGGCTCTTGGGGAGTAGGCCGTAATTCTTATAACGGCGGAGTCTCAACAGGAGTAGTTCAGTACTGGCTTAAAGCCGTACCATCGGTCTAAGACTTCTTCTTGCCGGCCCTGCGCTTGTTCTCTTTAGCGGTGTTCTTACCGTGTGAGAGCGGGCGCAGGTTCCTGGCAGAGTCATTATCGTGGTTATTATCTTTGTGATCCACGTCAGTTCCTTTAGACAACTTGCCGTGCTTCTTCTCATACTTAGCACGAGCAGCATTCTCAGAAGTAGTATGCCAATCACCTTTTGAGTCTTTATAGTGCTTGACAATAATCTTACGGCCGCCATTTTGCTTGGAGCCTTTATACTCCTTGCCGCCAGCTACTTCCTTTTTCTTTGTGGTCACTTTTTCTTCTTACCCTTATTCTTATGAGAGATGGCAGCCGCTTTCTTCTTAGCATCAGCTTTAGAAGATGCACCCCATGCTTGAAGTGAGAGCAGAAGACGAGTTGGTTCGCCATTAGGCTTGTGCTCAGGACCTGGCATGTTACCCATACGTGCCAAGAAAGAAGCACGACGAGGATTGTCGCCTTTCTTTACAGGAGCTTTAAGGTCATGACCTTCAGCTTTAGCAGAGGCACGCCCCTTAGCGTTAAGTCCGCCTTTAGGGTTCTTACCTTCTTTACGTTGCCATGCAGGTGACTTAGACATTTACTTCTTCTTTTTTGCATTCTTCTTAGAACGCAGTGCCTTAAGGTCATCTGCGTCAATCTTCTTTTTATCCCCAGCAATAGCTGCGATCTTTTTTTGCTTTGATGAAATCTTCTTATCTGCCATTATTTCTTCTTCTTCTTTGCTCGAGCTGCAGCTATATTGTCTACAGCATTTGGATAAGGACGACCTGCTGCTTTAGCACGAGCTCTAGCAGAGGCTTTTTGACTTTTGCTTAGTTTACTATGCTTACCTTCATCAGGATCTTTTTTATCCCAAACTGGTTTTTCTTTAGCCATTAGCTCCACTCCTCTGTACAACTACA